GGGCGCTGTTATCTCACGTCTATAAACAAAACGGGCTTCTCGCCATACGCACATGACTTTTTATTCTGACCTAGACGCTACAGCTAAAGAGCTGTTGGCGGAGTTCGGCGCGCCTATGGTTTTAACCCGAACCACTGAAGGCGACTATGACCCCGCTCAAGCCGGGTCAGTGAACACCTCCGTTGATTATTCGTGCGAGGGTGTAAAGCTTAACTATGAAGAAAAATTTATTGATGGAACTCGAATAAAAACAGGTGACCAGCAAGTTTTATTAAGCACGACAATAACGGTCACACCAGAGCAGGGCGACACGATTACTATTGATTCTGAGTTGTGGAAAGTCGTTAAAGTTGAAACGGTTAAGCCTGCTGAAGTGGCGCTACTGTACAAGCTTCAGGTGCGCCAATGAGTTTTTCAGACGACCTGGGGAAATTCGAGCTTGAGACAGAAGAACAATTCGATAACTTTGTTCGAGCTGTAACGCTTGAGGCGTTGAACGGTGTTGTTTTTCTCTCCCCGGTTGCTACGGGTCGGTTTCGTGGTAACTGGCAGCACAACAGCAACGAACCAAGCGCAGCGATTCTTGAGGCTTTTGATAAAGGCGGTCACTCGACGGTTTCCAGGGAACAAGCTGGCATCAGCCAAGCTAAAGCGGGCGGTATAGAGTATGTAATCAACAACCTGCCTTATGGCCCTGATCTTGAAATGGGGTCATCTCAACAAGCGCCACACGGCATGGTTCGTGTTACCGAGGCCCGCATTAACACCAATATCAAGAAGTTCATCGAGGCTAGCTAATGAGCCAGTCGATAATTAGAAAGCTGTTTGAAACTCGGCTAAAAAGTTGGGCTGATGCACGAAGCCCGGCCTTGCCGGTTGCTTGGCAAAATGCACCTCTTAAGGGTAACCCAACAAGCTACCTTCGAGCTTTCATTCTTCCTGCGCCAACCGGCTCTGATGACCTTGAAGGAGTGCATAGGCTATACACAGGGATCTTTCAGGTTTCCGTTGTTGTTCCTGTCGATTCAGGCTCTGGATCAGCTGAAGGTATTGCTGATGAGATTGCAGCATTATTTCCTAACAACTTAGCGCTAAGTGACACAGGCTTCAGCGTTCAGATAATTACGCCAATGAGTATTGGAAATCCAATTCCAGGCGAAATTCATTACACCGTTCCAGTGTTTGCACAATATCGCGCTGACACTATTTAAAAACCCTTAGCCCGTTAGGGCAAACAAAACCAATATCCTTTTTGGAGGTATTACCATGTCTGTAAAATTACCTAACGGGTCAATTATTTCTATTGCATCCGGTTACGAAGCCGTCAAATCAATGTCGGCAGTCTCAAACGCAGACCCTGGTGTTGCGACACTTGAAGCCTCACACGGTGTATCTGATGGAGACATTCTTGAAGTGACGTCGGGCTGGTCAAAACTAGACGGAAAGATTGTCAGGGCGGCTAATCTATCAACCAACGACATTGACCTTGAAGGCGTCAATACCAGCAACTTGACAAAATTCCCGGCTGGCTCTGGTGTTGGTTCTGTTCGTGAAGTGAATGCGTGGACGCAAGTTACACAGGTTGTTGATTTCTCAAGTCAGGGTGGAGATCAGAACTTTTTCAACTATTCGTTCCTGGAAGATGATACAGAACGCCAAATACCCACCACAAAGTCAGCTAAAGCATTCACTTTGCTGTTGGGCGATGACCAATCTTTGCCGTGGTTTAATATTTTGACTGCAGCGGATGAAGACCGACAACCTAGAGCAATCCGTGTTGTTCTACCTAGCGGTGCTGTTCTCTATTACAACGTCTACGTAACATTCGACCCAACACCCACAATGACGAAAAATGAAATCATGCAGTTGAGATCAACTTTTTCATTGGTTTCAAATCCAACACGGTATGCAAGCTAATGGCTGATTTACGACTGGTAGCTGCTCCAACCTTTGAAACGCCAGTAGAAATACCTGTTCACGGCAAGGAGGCCGTTGAGGTTGATTTTACTTTCAAGCATCGAACGAAAGATGAAGTTGCTAAGTGGCGTGATGAGCTGAAAGGGAAAACGGACGGACAAGTCATTCTGGAAATGGTTGAGGCGTGGCAGTTCGAGGATGACTTAAATTTAAAAAATGCCGAAACACTAACGCAAAATTATGCCGGGGCAGCAACGGCAATTTTAACGACGTACCTTAAAGAGCTCGCGCAGGCCAGAATAAAAAACTGAGAACCGTTGCACGTCTAATTTACTCGCAAAGACCAAAAGACAGTGAGTTGGCATCACTGGGTCTGACGTGGGAGGACGTTGCAGCGGATTATATCGGTTATGTATGGCCGGACAACGAACTATCTGTAACCGTGTTCAATAACTTGGGAACGCAGTGGCGGGTAGGGATGCGCGGACCTTATGGCCTTGATTATTCGGCCATGCCTGCTGTTTGCGAAATGAACCTAATCGATAAGCAAAAGTGGCCATCCATTCTTGATGACATTCGAATTCTTGAAATGTCAGCACTCGAAACTATCCACTCTGAAAAAGGCTCTCAATGAGAATAACCACTCTCGGCATTGGTGTTGATAGTCGTCCTGTAAGGGGGGCTAAAAAAGACCTCGACCAACTGACCGCATCGGGTAAGCGTACCGAGCGCCAAACCAATGAGATTGGGACGGCGTTTAGGCGTTTAGCTGGCCCAATTGCTGCGTTCTTGTCTGTCCGTGAAATTTCTCGATCTACCGAAGAATGGACCACCCTAAATAACCGCTTGCGTCTGGTTACCGACACCACCGAAGAGTTATTAGCTGCTCAAGATGATGTTTTTGCTATTGCACAAAGAGCTAGACAGCCTCTAACTGCAACTGCAGAACTGTATCAGCGGGTAGCGCAAAATCAAAAAGAGTTAGGCCTCTCTGGTGAAGGTGTTGCAGCGGTTGTTGACACCATAAACAAAACGTTAGCAATATCTGGAACGTCTGCAGCCTCGTCTTCAGCTGCGCTAACACAGTTAGGGCAAGCCTTTGCCTCTGGCACATTGAGAGGCGAAGAGCTTAATTCTGTTTTAGAGCAAGCCCCTGCGCTGGCTCAGTCAATTGCCGAGGGTATGGGCGTTACTGTCGGCCAATTGAGAGAGCTGGGCCAAGAAGGTGTGCTGAGCGCCAACAATGTAATTCAGGCTTTGCTAAATCAGGGCGAAGCTGTTGACCAGCAGTTTGCTGGTATTGATGACACCATCGGTAAAGCGTTAACCAACGCCGGCAATAGCTTCACACGCTTCATCGGCGAGATTGATTCCGCTACCGGGGCTTCCAGCGGCCTCGCGGCAGAAATAATCAGCCTAACCGAATACGTTGATAGCGGCGCTTTGGCTAACAGCATATTGACCGGAATGGCTGTTTGGCGTGAAACGATAGACGCAACCTCTGGTTCTGTTTCTGGCCTCACCAATGAGCTTGAATTACTTTCCGATATTGGCGAGGGAAGTATTGATCTTATCGCTGATGCATTCTTGGAGATGCCTGCAAACCTGAAAACAGCTATTCAGGTAGCTACGGTTGAATACGCCGCTTATATCGATCATTTAGCCAATGGTATTCAATTTGTAGAAGACGCGATTAAGGCCGTTGGCAGTGATGACACCATTACCCAGGCATTAGACAGAGCGGAAGCGAGGCAGGAAGGTATTCTTGAAGCGCGTGAGTCTTCTATTCAAAGTATATTCAATGAGCGAGAGGCAATTTTATCTGCTGCTGATGCAGAAAGGCAGCGCAGAGAGGAAGAGCAAGCTGCGCGTAAAGCAGCCAGGGCAGAGCGCGAAAAAGACATTGCCGCCCTGAGAAGAGGGGCTGGCAAGGTTGATTTGTCCGGTAGTGCTTCTGCAGCAAAAGCCGCCAAGGAAGCTGAAGCAGCTACAAAACGTCTCTTGAAGCGGTATGAAAGTACAGAAGCGTCTTTGGCTGAACAGGCTGCTTTATACGGACAAGTTGGCGAAGCAGCAAAAATTCGTTATGCCATCGAGAGCGGGGCGCTGGTTGGAATCAATCAGGCTCAACAGGTTCGATTGATCGCTCTTGCTGGTGAGATTGACGAAAATGAACGTGTTGCTGAGGCGGTACTTAAGGCATCTGAATTGCGCCGTGAAGCCCTTACTGAAGAGCAAGCAGCGCTTGAAGACCTAAAGGACAAATACAAAGAAATTGCTGAGCTGGTTCAGTCCGGCGATCTAACCCAAGAGGAAGGGTCGCAGCTTGCAGCAAGATTCGCTGAGCAATGGAAAGAGGCTGCTGATAAAGCAAAAGAATCGACGGATGAAATGTCGGAATTCTCAAAACGCGCTGCCCAAAACATGCAGGATGCGTTTGCTGATTTCTTGTTTGACCCCTTTGATGAAGGTTTAGATGGTCTGCTGAAAAGCTTTTTGGTGACTCTGCAAAGAATAGCGGCGGAAGATGCGGCCGCAAAGATTTTTGAATCTATCGGACTGGGCACCTCCAAAGGCAGCAGCAGCTCAGGTGGCCCCCTATCCCTCATTAGCTCTTTCGCAGGCTTCTTTGATTCTGGCGGCAATATTCCTGGTGGTCAGTTTGGTATTGCTGGCGAGAATGGCCCTGAAATAATCAGTGGTCCCGCGTCGGTTGTTGGCACTAAGGACACGGCCGAACTGATGAGCTCTGGTAGCAGTGTCTCTATCGGCAACATGGTTTTTCCAGGCGTCACCAATGAGCGCGAGGCACGAAGAGCAGCGGGGGCAGCAAGCCGGGAAATTATCAATCAGCTTAGTGCTGCTCAGAGGTTTGCGTAAATGTTTTTAGAAGAGCGGATTACTGAGAAAATTCTCTACGGCTCCAGCTTTAGTGAAGAGTATGAAGTGGTTGTTTCACAAGTCAGCGGCGGCAACGATTACACTAAGCTAAGGCACCCATACCCACGATTGCGCTATGACATCAACCTAGCTGACTTTGATGACACGGTAGTTCAGTCGCTGGTTGATTTATACCATCGCAGCGGGGGCATGTTTGGTGGTTTCCGTGTGAAACACCATACTGATTATTCGACCAATAATTATAAGGGTGTTCCTACATTCAACGATCAAAAGGCGCTGCTGGAGTCGGCGGGTATTTATCAAATAATCCGTTGGTATGGTGATGAGTCTGATAACGCCTCGACGCGCAGAAGAATAAAAAAGCCGGTTAGCGGTTCGGTCTTGGTCGGTATTCGTGACGATTTTTCAAACCCGGTTCAATTAGTCAACGGTTACACGGTAGACGATACCACCGGCCTGATTACGTTTTCTGCTAACAATCAAAAATCGATCACAGCGATCAGTCAGGACACGCAGGCAATCATCAACGTTGGCGCGTCGCATGGGTACTTGGTTGATGATTCCGTTCACTTTTCGTCTGTCGTTGGCATGACGGAATTAAATGGCTTGCGTGGCAAAGTAGTAGCCATTGGCGCTTCGGCAATTACCGTTGATATTAATACCACCGGGTTCTCAGCGTATGTCAGCGGGGGTCAAGTTAACACGCAGCCGCAAGCCAACGAAATAGTGACGGCGGGTTGTTACTTCGACATTCCTTGTCGATTTGATGCTGACCTGAATGGTATCAATTTTAAAACCTATAAAATTCTCACCGCTAGTATGCCGGTTGTTGAGAAGTTAAACCCATGAGTGTTGAGCGCAGAACACGTTGCATAAGAATGGAAGCGCTGGACGGTACGGTTGTTCGTATTGCGCTTGAGTACCCGCATGATTTAACAATGAGCAACAGCCAGGTTTATATTGGTGGCGTATTCACTGATGCTTCGGGCTATAGCTCTACAGCCGAAGGTGGCGCTGCTACCATCGATGTAGGTTTTGTTGATTCTTCGAATACCGCAACACGGGC